GGGGTCTCCCCCCCTACATCTAGCACAAGGATTGACTGAGATGGCTCAAAGATCACGCAAGTATACGATCCGCTACGGCGGCTGGCTAGCTGGCACCTCTCAAGGTGGTAGCTTGCTAGAACCCGCTTTCGTTGGAACGCACTCGTGTGACGATGAGACCCATCCAGGACCTCCCTATAATAGTGGTGGTCCGTTCTTGGTCAGCAAGAAGAAATTCTCGTTGGCCAGGTCTGGACATCACTATGTCTTCTACCATCAGCTCCTCGGCTGGTACGATGGTCACATGGGGGTTCGCCCCTATGAGCCATCGGTCGAGCCCGCGCCCCTTGACCTTTCGGGTTGGGGTGCGTTGGGATGGAACAGAACTTATCCACTACATCCAATTTATCAACTGGGTGTATCTTTAGGCGAGTTAAAAGACCTCCCCGGCATGGCCGTTCAGACCATGAGAGGATGGAACGCAATACGTCACTTCGACACATTCATGTCTCAGGTGACCTCTGTGCGCCAACTTTTAAAACGCTTCAAGTCTTTGCCAAAATCTTCTGGCGATTCGTACTTGTACGGTGCTTTCGGAATAGCTCCTATGTTCCAGGATCTCCTGTTCCTTCTTAGGATGCAGGAGAAACTAGACAAGAAGCTCCGTTGGCTTCGTGCTCATAACGGAAAGTCAGTTCGCAGAAAGATAGAACTGAATAAGGTTAACTACTCGGAGAATATTGCGCGTTCTATTGCGCCGTCTTCTTCTTGTTGGCCAACCCTTGCTCAGGACTGCTATGCTGCGGGGCAGAATGTGGCTGTGGAACAACCGATTCTCAAATCTTACCAGAGACGGATATGGTTTTCCGTAAAATGGAAGATCGCTATTCCGGAGATGTACTTGCAGCGACGTCCTGATGGGGCTAACCCCCTCATTTCGACGACGTTGCTAGGACTAGAGCCCAACATCAGTATCATATATAAATTGATACCTTGGTCTTGGCTCATCGATTGGTTCGCATCGGTAGGAGCGGTCATTGGAAACATGTCTAACTACGCAAAGTACGGAGTCGTTGCTGAGTATGCTTATGTTATGTGTTCTGAAACACTAACGTATGCGTGCCCTGGCCGTGTCTCTTTGCACTCGGGTAGTCAAGTTGGTTTCCAATGGGTTAAACCGGATTGGTCATGGTCTGGCGTAAGCAAGACCGTGTATCAATTCCGGCAAAGGAAGGTCGCGAATCCCTACGGATTTGGGATCACGTACGGATCGCTCAGTGCTTTCCAGTGGTCCATCCTTGCTGCCTTAGGCATCTCTAGGGGCGGGAAATCTTCTGCCCCTAGGACGTAAGATGGAGACTACGAGAGTCTCCCAACAACAAGAAAAGGATCTACCATGTTCGCAGACCCAATCTCTATCTCCGTCGGGCAAACTAATACCCTAAGCGGAGGGACGGCAAAGTCTATGGCTCGAATTCGATCCGATGGCTATGCTGCGGAGTATTCGACGTCGGACGCCCTGTACCAGGCTAAGATTACCCACACTCGTGGGAATCGCACCAGGTCCGAGGCTCGTCTCGACTTCTTTACTCCGTATACAGATCCATCGACCGGTCTGACCAAAACTGTGTCAGCTAGTGCCTATGTCGTTTTGAATCGTCCGTCAGCTGGCTTTACTTCTGCCAATCTGACTGATATTCTCACCGGCATCTGCGGCTATATGTCACAGTCGGCCAACATGACGAAATTTCTGGCACTCGAATCCTGATCTCAATGATCAAGTTCACTTGTGCCTTCGTCACGTGGACGGACTTTACTCGTTGCACTCACGATAAATTGAGTGCAGTCTGGGAGCATGTTAGGCTATGGATTGAAACCCTCCTTTCGTAGGAGAATCAATGAAAAGCCTAGATATCCTTCTTGGACAACTCGATGAAGCACATATTTATACTTGTGCTAGGATCGATCGTGACAAATCAACGATTCTGTCACGTTACGAACACGAGGGTTATTCCTTCTTAGGAATTACCCTTCCAGCGTTCAGCGAGTGGCTCACACAGAGCATACAAGCTGGACGTGTTTTGACCTCGATATACCCAAGGTTTCGCAAGAGACCTAAAGGTACATCCGTCTTACCGTGTTTCTTACACGGGTTGACGTGTCAAGTGTTCGATGCTAAGACTGGTGAGATTCTGCCCTTGGGCATTCGGAATCCCGTAGCTGTGAAGTTCATACAGCAGGTCTGTCTCTATTTTAAGAAAGTCTTCGTCGTCTGTGATCCTGAGAGGGATCACCAGGCGAAGGAGGCTTATAGAGAATTAGACTTCAGCCTTAGAAGTATGCCGAAGTTTTCAGGTGATAAAGCGACTATGCTTAACCTGGTCTGTCGCCGGTTCTTTCCGGTAATAGAAAAGGAGTTCATAGCCGCGATCGATGATGAATCGATCCTTCCGCGGCACGGTCCGGGAGCTACTGCCGACAAGGCATGGGCTAACGGGAAGTATCGCGGTCGTGGATACCTGAAAAGGTGGGATCTATCGTTAAGCTGGGAACATCTGTACGGTGTAAACACCGTACACCAGTCTAACGGAGAGGTCACTCTACCTAGGGACGAATTACCTGTGAAGGTAGTTTCCGTTCCGAAAACAATGAAGACCTCACGCATTATCAGCGTTGAACCTACCGCAATGCAGTTTGCTCAACAGCTCACTGCTGCGCGATTGGTGAAGAGTCTTCAGCGTGCCAAACCTTTCGCAAGGAAAGGCATGCGTGTGCCTACAATCCACTCGCATCTTAACTTCGATGACCAATCTCCTAATCAGAGAGCGGCCTACGAAGGTTCGATAAGTGGAAAGTGGGCTACGGTAGACCTCTCGGAAGCGTCCGACAGAGTAAGTTGTAAACTTGTCTCTCTCGTTTTTCGGCATAGTCCGACTGTCGCGCGACACCTTTTCTCTTGTCGCTCGACGAGGGCTATGATGCCCGATGGAAACGTTTTCCATCTCCGAAAGTACGCTTCTATGGGCTCTGCTCTGACTTTTCCTGTGGAGGCCTTGTGCTTTCTCATGATCTGCATCGCTGCAGTTTGTGATCAGCGCAACGTCTTCACTAAGTCAGGTAGGGTAAGATCCATTGAGGCATTCGAAAATGCCCGAAAGGGGATCTTGGTCTTCGGGGACGATCTCATTGTCCCCGCGGACAGCATCGTTAAAGTGGCCGAGTACCTTACGTCCTTCGGACTTAAGGTAAATGGACGCAAAACCTTCTACCAAGGAGGTTTTCGCGAGTCATGTGGTACTGATTGGATGGATGGTGTCCTTGTGACACCTACCTATCTTCGTCAGGAGCCACCCCGGTCACACCGAGACGCTGCACGTTTCGTTTCTTGGGTTCATATGGCAAACCGTTTTTACAAGAACGGTATGACCCGTACTGCGCACAAGGTCGCTGACTACATCGACAAGATGTACAAGCTACCCTGCGTCCAGGAAACGTGTGCAGGACTTGGTTGGCACTTTTACCGCGAGGGGCCTACGCCCGTTCTGCGTTGGAATAAGAAAACCAACACTTCAGAACTCGTAGTTAATACCCTTGTGGTCGGATCCAAAAAGCTCAGTGATGAGTTGCTGGATGAGGATAGACTACTGTTTTTCCACTTGAACCGTGGCGAGTCAGAAGACTACCTCAGTGACCCAACAAAGTCACCTAAGAGGAACTCTTTGAAACTTCGTCGCAGAAAGGTAATACCGTGGTAACTACCACCGCAGACCTAACTGTTGTCCCTGTCGAAGATGGTATTGATATCATCTACGTCGTGGACTCCTTTCATGGCACGGCACCTGCCGAGCGGATGAACGAGAAGTTCGAATACCAACCTGGTTTCGAATACTTGAACACCGTCCGAGAGATGACGTGGCGCGATATAGAAATTGACCCTGATGGTCAACGACCGGCATCACACCTTCGTAGGGTGATACCTGAGGTTGTTGCCAACGTGGCCACTGCCTATCTCGTCATCCATGAGGAAGACAAGAACTTCAAGGTGTATCTCCGACCGACGATCCGCCTGAATATCGACTTGTTCGAGATTCAGGGAACCGTTGACGGAGAGTTCCTCTAGGCTCTTGGTTTAATAGGCACTAGCGCCCAGCCCGGGCGCTAGTTTCGGCTCTTAGAGCCGAAGGGAGGCTGTCCGCGTTGCACCCAGGTAGCGAACCTGGTGTGTGACGTGGAGCTTCGGGGAAACCCGAGGAGGCTG